CCTGGCACCCGCGGGGGTGAAATCCCCGTAGACGGCGCGCGGGCGGTACTCGCCCTCGAGAAATACATGGAGCTGCCCGTCGCGCGTCACCTTCACGGCTTCGATGCGGGTGACCCGGAAGCGGGGCTCCCACTGCTCGATGGCCGAGGTGATGGCCGCGAAATACGGCACCACCTCGTCGGGCGTGATAAGTCGGCCCAGAAGGTTCGGGACGAAGGAGCCGTACCACTCACGCATGATGCGCGAGCCGAATCGGGTGTCGAAGATGTCCCGCAGCGACTGGACCACATGCTCCCAGCCGGTGAGGATGCCGCCGGTCGCTGCATCCAGGCCGACAGAGGGATCGCGGAGATCGATGCTCATGTGTCCGCTCCGTCACGGCCCTGCGCGACCATCGCTCTGATGCGTTCGCCGATCCAGCGCATGACGTTCACCGCCATGGAATTGCCGAGCGCACGGTAGCGCGCGCCGTCAGGACACTCCTCCGCGGGCTTCTTCTTCCACGGGATGCGTGTGTATCCCCTCTGAAAGCCCTGGAGGGACTCCGCCTCCTCGCACGTCAAACGGCGGACCATCATTGGCAGCGCCACACAGGGCGCCGAGTCGCCTTTCCCCGTTTCTCCCGACATGGTGAGGGCATTGACGACCTCCCCCATGTCGCCGCGTCCGTTGCGTCCGATCCGCGACTGGAAGGCGTAGGCGGCGACACCGTGCTGGGCTCCGGCTTGCAGGGTGTACATCGGGTCGCCATCCTCTCCGATGCCGAGCCCTGCCCGCACATCATCGGTCGAGGACGGTCCGGTGCGCTTACCCACCTCCAGCAGCGGCAGAGCCACCGCCATCTGGCCGCCGCCATTGGCGTGGCTTCCATCATGCGGCATGGCCCTGAGCGTGGGCGACAGATCTTCCGTAGCATCGGCGCCATGGTCCTTGGCCGAGAAGGCGACAGGTACCAGTGGCGTGCCCCTCCCCGTACCGTCCTCCGAGCCATCGAAGCCTTCGCCCCGCAACGCGTGAGTGACAAGCGTCTCGGTCTCATAATCCTGCCGTCCCATGCCGCCGGCGTTGAGGCAGTGCGAGACGTCACCCGTCGAAGCCTCGCCGACGAGCCCAGCGCCGCGCTGGCTGAAGAGTTCCTGATTGCTGTAGCCGATGGCGCCGGTGTTGAACGACTGGTTCAGAGTCGGGTGCGGATGTTCTACGCCGTCCCAGTGGCTGCGACGCTCGTCAGCGCCTGGTGCAGAGCGGGCGGCAGCGTCTTTCCGCGTTTCTCTGCGCGGCGGAGTATCCCGGCGCAGGCCTTCGAACTCAAGAAGTACCGCCGCGGGATCGAACCCCTTTCGAGCACTTGCGACAACGAACACACGACGGCGGCGTTGGGGAAGTCCGAAGTATTGGGCGTCGAGGATCCGCCACGCGACCGCGCGCGCGGGTCCAAGAGCCACACCCGCGTTCGTCCATTTGCCCCGTGGCGGATCGAAGGGGGTGTCCTCTCCAGAAAGGCCTGAGAGGAAGCAACCGAAGGCGTTGTCGCGCACCGAGAGGACTCCGGGGACATTCTCCCAGACGATGATGCAGGGCGGCAGTCCACGTTCGGCGCGGCGTTCATCGATGGCATCGGCAAGCCTCAGGAATTCGAGGGTGAGGTTTCCACGGGCATCGTCCAGGGAGCGGCGCAGGCCCGCGATCGAAAACCCCTGGCATGGCGTTCCACCCACCAGGATGTCGGCCCCGGCGATCCAGTCCTCATCCCGCAGCCGCGTGAAGTCGCCGTGCAGCGGAACTTGCGGGTAGTGATGGGCTAGGACCGCGCAGGGAAATGGCTCGATCTCCGAGAAGGCCAGCGGCCGGAAGCCCAGCGAATGCCAGGCGACGGTCGCCGCCTCGATGCCGGAGCAGACTGACAGGTAGCTCAGGCTCAAGTGGCGGACCGCGTCTGCTTGCGGGCCGGCGGCGGCTCTGCTTCTGTGTCCGAAACCACCGGAGCCACAGTGGCCGCGGGTGCCTCCGGTGCGGACACGGGAGCTGCCTCGCTGGTTGCGACAGGCAGCGCGACAAGAGTGCCAAGCCGCAACTCGTGTTCAGCCTGGCGTGCGGTGAGTTCGAGAACGCTCCCGACGCCGGTGTTGCGATGGGCCGCGACGAAGGGGCCCGCCCTCTCAGTGATGGCATAGCGTGGCATGTGATAGCTCTGTGAATGGATTGTTCTGTGAACCGGGGACCGCTCTGCAGACGCGGGCTGCATTATTCTCCGCACATTCTGCGGAGATTGACCTCGGTATTCTCCGCAACGGTCCTCGAGGAGGAAATCAGTTCGCCGGCACGTCGGTCAGCCCGCCGCCGGGCACCACGCCACCATGGATATGGGTGGAGCCGATATTCTTTCCGTCATGCGTGACCTTGCCGCCAGTGATGGCGACGCCTGCATCGGTGATTTCAACGTTGACGCCGCCAAGCTTGACCGTCACGGCGGCGGACGCGACTTTCAGGCTGGCGGCGCCAACAACGACCTCGCAGACGCCGTTCTTGATGGTTGCGGTGACATTTCCGTAGGTGAGGACGTTCTCGTCGCCTTTCGACGACGGTGATTTGTTCTGATCGCTCCAGGTCATTGGCAGAGCAACCGCCTGCTGCCAGTCGCCATTGGGCGAGAGTGCCGTGAACTGCTGTCCCTTCGAGGGCGGCGTGTGGACCTTCAGCGCTCCGGCAATCTGGGCATACGGCACCCAGGGCGACAGGAAGGGCTTGCCGTCGACATCCTTGCCGAAGTTGAGCCTTACGCGCTGCCTCCCGGCATCGACTTCCTCGACCGTCCCGTGGCGCATGACGCCGGAGAAACGGCGCTCAAGCTCGGCGATGCGGGCGGCAAGTTCCACCACTTCACGCATCGGCAATGCGGGCCAGGGCGGTATGGTGGTTGACGATGATCGGGTCGGGATGGCTCGTGATCTCAATCTCCTCGAGAGTCTGAGGGTCTTCGGAAAGATCGAGCATCGGACCGAGCCCGATGGCATTCGCAGTTTCTAGGTGGATGCCCAGCATATTGGCAGCACGGCGCCAGTCGGCGAGCGGCGTGCCTTCGATTTCCGATCGCAGCATCTGCGCAATCGGCGCCAGATCGGTGTCGCCCTCCATCACGCCGAGCAGGTCCGCCCACGCCGTGCCCTCACCGATGGCAGCGCCATCGGTGGGTGCCTCGATCAGATCGCAGGTCAGCACGATCTGGCGTGCGGCAAAGCGCACACCTTTCTCGACTGAGGCACCGCGCCGCGACAGACGCCGCGAGATACGCGGTACAAGCTTCATCCAGACGCGCGACCAGTCATTACGCTCACGGGTCAGCGCCGCCATGACCTGATGCTCCATGAGGTCAAGGGCGAGTTCCATGCCCTCATCCGTGTGCGGGATGGTAATGACGCTCTCTTCACCCGCAACCTCGACCCGCGCGGCAATGGCAGCCTCGATGACGAGGTCACAGGATACGTTGCCGTGAAACAGGTCGCGCCCGGTCACATCCATCTCGTGATCGTCGGTGGTGACGATGAGGATCGGCTGGCGCTCCTCGGCTATGGTCTGATCGATCGGCGCAATGGCGCTGTCATGGACGCGCACTTCCGCCAGCGTTGCACCGCGCAGGGCGCGTGCCGCAGCGATGCGCATGGCAAGACGAGCAAGGCTCATGCCGGTGTATCCTTCATGCTGAAAAGCTCAGGCCGGAAAACCTTCCAGACTGGAATCTTTTCTATGATCACGACAGGTGCAGAGCATGTTCCACACGGGAACATGCCCCCTGCCCCCGCAACGCCCCCCAGGGTTTCCCGGGAACCGCCATATGCTCACTCCGCAACATCCTCCCGGACGAGAAGAAGGTTGAGATCGCCCATGCTGGTCGGGTGAACGGCGGCAATGGCGAAGCACGGACTTCCACATCGCGCCGGCAGCCTCAGAAGGTCGCCCTTCGCGGGCCGGAAGCCGAGTTCGGCAACCTGATCGGCGGCAATCCAGAACGCACTCTGCTCGGCGACGATACGCGTCGTGCCGGTAAACTCCCCGCTCCTTCTCTGCCCCCGGAGATCGGATGGCGCGGCCAGGGCTGAAAAGATGCCCCTGACCTTCACCGCCATCCGGTCGGCATCGGATGCCGCCTCGACATACTGCGAGGTATGCCTGGGGCTCAGCACCGCCTCCTCACCGAAGGCTGCAAGCGCCGCAGAGGAGGCCAGCGCATCGAAGTCATCGAAGGCTGACGTCACCTCAGGTGCGCTTGCCCGGGATCAGCACGCGGGGCCTCGTACAGTAGTGCAACGCGTTCATCTGGAACTCGAGATTGACGCCCTTGCCGTTCATCATCTCCCACTGCTTGCCGTAGAGGCGCTGCCCCGGGGTATTGACCGTCTCGATGTAGTCGGCAGGGCCATAGACCGTGCGGAACAGGCCGGGGACACCCATCGGAAACAGATGACACTTGTTGGTGTCGACGCCGACACTGCCGCCGCCCCGGTAGTTGGCCCAGGTGACACCGCCGAAGTCGAAGGAGCCGTGAAGGCCGCCCGTCCCCGGGTTGATGTAGGCGCCCCTCAGGCTCGCCGCATCGGCATAGCCCTTGTAGGTGTCGCGCACCTCCTTGTGGGCGATGAGGTCGTCGAAGAAGGTATCACCGCACAGCGCCATGACGCCGGTATAGGGAATGCCGTCGAGGGTCGCGGCCATCTGGCGGATGACGCCTGCGCACCTCTTGCGGAGAACACCCTCTCCGGGCGTCGCATTGTCGAGGTCGAAGTCGATCTCGGCGGCCGGGGTTTCCCCGAACTCGGTGAAGTAGTCGAACAGCACCGCCCCATCCGCGTCGAGCAGGCGCCCCGTCTTCAGGATGTTGATGCGGTGGTATTCCTCGGTGAGGGCGAAGAACTGGGAGGCTTCCGCCGCGCGCTCGGCGATCTTGGACTGCAGGCGCTCGACGGCCACCTCCTCGCCGAAGACCCGGACCTGCTGGACCTCGTCGGCATTGATGGCGTCATCGACCTGGAAGTGCGGGACCCTCAGGGTGCGCATGGAGCGCTTGCCCTTGCCGAAGGTCTGGCCCGGGCCGCCGCGGGGGCTTGCCTGGATCAGCATGCCGTTCTGGGCCTTGTCCTTCTCGATGGCGATGTCGAGCGTGTCGATGCTCACCGCCTGGAACAGGCCCATCTGGCCGATGGCGGACGGGACATAGGAGATCTCGCGCAGCGCATCGGTGAGGCGCATGACGCTGAAGGCGTCCTGGGTAAAGATGTTGAGAATGGACATGGATGGATTCCTCCGGGATCAGCGCACGATGACGCCGAGAGTGGCGAGGGCCGTGTTCGCGGCAGCCTTTTCGGCAGGCTGGTCACGGTCGGCATGGTAGGTGAGGCAGTTGCCGTTCACCTCGGCATCGCGAACGATGGCCGAGACGGATACGTCAGATGCCGAGGCGTCCGCGCCGTAAATGGCGATGGCGGCAGGCACCTGGCTGCCGTCCGTGGCGCCCACGGCGCTGGCGACATACTTCCCGCTGGCCGTGATCTTGCCGAGCACGGTGCCGGCGGCGATGATGCCCGCCCCGGACGCGATGGTGATGGCCTCGCGCGAGCGCTGGCCGTTGGCCTCCGAGAGGATGAACTCTCCCGGGTGGCGGGTTTCCATGAGAACGGTCATGTCGGTTGCTCCTCTCAGGCCCGGGCGAAGCGGCGGTTGGCGTTGGCGATGGCCCGCTTCCAGCCTTCTTCAGCACGTGCAGTGGGATTGGGATGTTCAGGGTCACGGGTGGCGCCGAACTCAGGCCCTGCGCTGGCGCGCTGGGCGAGCGCCTCGATGCGGGTCTCCTTCGGGGAGGCAGCGAGGACCTTCTGGGCTTCCGCGACGCTCAGGGCTGTCTCGGTGGCGAGCATCAGGGCCTGTGCCTTGCGGCCTTCGGAGGCTTCGGCGTTCACGATAGCCCGGATCCGGGCCCGTTCCTCGAGCCGGGCGGCGGCGACCGCGTCCTGCAGCTGCGCGGCGGGCTGCGGTGCCGGAGCCTGGAGCCTCGGCGGCTCGGGCGGCGGGCCGGCAACCATCTCTGCAGCGGGGCCTGTGTCTTCTGTGCTCATGGATATCCCTCCTTTGCGAGCGGTGCGCCCGGATGGGCGGGTGGTAGGCATGTTGTTCTGTGACAGAGACGCCAGCACCTCATCGAAACTGGCGATGCGGTCGGCGAGGCCGAGCGTGATGGCCTCTGGGCCGATGAAGGTGCGGGCCTCGGTGGCGCGTGCCATGCCGGCGGTGAGTTTCTGTCCGCGGCCTGCCGCGACCGTGTCGAGAAACTGGCGGTAATGCGCATCGACACTGGCCTGCAGGTCGGCACGAACGGCATCAGAGAGCGGCTCGAATGGGTTGCCGTCGACCTTGTGGCTCCCGGCGAAGATCAACGTTGGTTTCACCCCTTGAGCGGCGAGTTCTCTCGAGCGGTCGGCATGCAGCATGACGACGCCGATCGAGCCGAGGATCGAGGTGGGCGAGATCACGATCTCGTTCGCCGCGCTGGCAAGTCCATAGGCAGCGGAGGCGGCCATGTCGTTGACGAAGGCGGTCACGGGCTTGCTCTGGCGCAGTGAGCGGACCAGGTCGGCCAGAGCTGCCATGCCGGCGGCTTCACCGCCGGGCGAGGAGATGTCGAGCAGGACCGACCGTACCTCCGGGTCTTGCCCTGCCTCCCGCAGCTGCGCTGCGATCCCCTCGTAGCTGGTGAGCCCGGACCGGCTGTCGAGCCAGGCGCCGCGGTTCACCAGCGTATCAAGCACCGGGATAATGGCGACACCGTCAGCGGTGCGAGACATGGATGCCGAGCCGTCAGAACGGCGCGATGAGCCGGTGAAGCGGTTCGCCTCGGTTGGCTCAGCTCCTTCTTCCAGTCTGAATGGATCGGCATCAAGACCGATCCTCCCGCTCAGGGCGCCGAGAATGATCTGGGCTTTCGCCGGGTGAATGAGCAGTGGCGTGTTGAGCAGACGGTCGCTGAGGCGCAGAAGCTGTCCAGGCATCAGTAGCCCCCTGCACGAAGTCCGAAGCGGCGGCGCTGGCCCCCGGTCCGGCTACAAAATGTCTCGAGGCGCGAGAGCTCAGCGCGCAGCATGCTGAGATCGGTCCGGCCGTATTGCACCTTGCGACGCACGCCGTTCCCGGCATCGAACTCGATCACTTCCGGGCGCCTGCCCTCGAGCAGCGCATAATAGGCTTCGCGGATCCGCGGCAGGACTGCGCACGGATCGGCATAATCTGTCACAATGGTCATGGCTGTGAACCGTCCTCGGAAGCTTCCGGAGTGGCAGGATCGCCTTCGATGTCACCGGAAGGATTTGTGATCCCCTGGAACTGGTGATCGGTCAGGCCGTAGGTTTTTCTGAGCGCCTTTTCTCGCGCCCGCTGGGCGTAGACGTCCTCGATGTCGTGGCCGAGGTCCTCCGCGATCGCAGCATCCGTCATGACGCCAAGGCGGCACCAGATCTCGTGGGCCTTGGCCATCTTGAGATCGTCCGCCTGGGGTTTCGGTGCTCCCCGCCAGATGGCGCGGGACGCTGCCGAGCGGTTGGCCAGGAAGCCGTCGAGGCCACCCGGAAACGGAATACCACCCCTGGCGATCTCCTCTTCGAGCCAGGCTTCGTAGACGGCGGTGCAGAAGGGTCCGAGAACATGAGCGCGCCGATAGAGCGTGATCTGGAAGATCTCGCCGGAAGCCATGCGGACGCTTGAATAGGTGGCGTTGGTGTAATCCGCCGTGGCGCTCTCGTAGGTGAGGCCCATGCAGCGGGCGAGTTCGCGCAACAGATGTGCTGCA